ATACGGAGATGGAGTAACTGCTTGGAACTCACTGCCTTATGCGGCTAGCTCCGGCGGAGGCACAGGCACCGTAACCAGCGTCAACCTTGACGCACCAACTGGTTTTGCAGTAGCTGGTGGACCGATTACAACCGCTGGCACTATCACGCTGAGCTATGCCAGTGGCTATCAAGGCTTCACCACTGCAGAGGCAAGCAAACTCGTTGGCATTGAAGCCGGCGCGCAAGTCAATGTTGCCACCGATCTCACTTACGCGGCGGCAACGCGTCTACTCAGCAGCAGTACAGGTAACGATGTAACGCTGCCGCTATTCACCAGCACGCTTGCCGGCCTAGCTCCATCAAGCGGCGGCGGCACTGCCAACTTCCTTCGTGCTGATGGGACATGGGCTGAGCCGCCTGGGGGTTCTGGCGGTAGCGGCACGGTAACCAGTGTTTCGCTCACCGCGCCAACCGGATTCAGCGTTTCTGGTTCGCCTGTAACGACAAGCGGCACCATTGCCCTTGCCTTTGCGGCAGATTATTCGCTCCCGACCACGGCATCGCAGACCAACTGGGACACTGCATATTCTGAGCGCTTGTATTGGGATGGCGGCAACACTGGGCTAAACGCGACTACAGCAAGAACAAGTCTTGGGCTTGGCAATTCAGCAACATTAAATGTCGGCACTACTGCTGGCACCGTAGCGGCTGGTGATGCACTCGGCGCTCACGTTGTTGCCGCTGACCCACACCCGAATTATGCGCTTGAAAGCAGCCTTGCAACGGTTGCCACAACGGGTGCATACAGCGATCTAAGCGGAACGCCAACGCTAATAACAGCGCTTGACGGATTGAGTGATGTCACGCTCAGCTCGCCTTCTGATCAGCAAGTCCTGAAGTATGACGGCGCTACTGGGCAATGGATCAATGCTGCAGCACCTGGCGGCGGTGGCGGCACGGTAAGCAGTGTTGGATTCACGGCGCCTACTGGCTTCAGCGTCAGCGGTTCGCCGATCACCACAAGCGGAACCATTGCGCTGAGCTACGCCGCTGGCTATCAGGGTTACACCAGCGCCGAAGCGTCAAAACTGGCTGGTATCGCCGATGGCGCTGAAGTCAACGTCAACGCGGACTGGGATGCGACAAGCGGCGACGCGCAGATCCTGAACAAGCCAACACTTGGCGGCGCTGCGGCGCTGGATGTTGGCACCATCACTGGCACCGTTGCAGCCGGTGACGATGCGAGGTTTCACGATGCGGTGACGCTGGCTGCCAGCGTGGCTGATGTGCTCGGGTTGACCGGTCAAGAGTTGACTGCTGATGACCCCGGCGCCGATCGCTTGCTGTTCTGGGATGACAGCGCTAGCAAGCTGACGCATCTCACACTTGGCACCAATCTCAGCATCACCGGCACCACGCTGGACGCCGCTGGTGTTTCGGACGGCGATAAGGGCGACATCACCGTATCCGGCGGTGGCGCCACCTGGACAATCGACAACAGCGCAGTCAGCTACGCCAAGATCCAAGACGTAAGTGCTACTGATAAGTTGCTCGGGCGAAGCACCGCAGGCGCAGGCGTTGTTGAGGAGATCACCTGCACCGCAGCGGGTCGAGCGCTGCTTGATGACAGCGACGCGGCTGCGCAACGCACGACGCTGGGACTGGCCACTGTCGCCAGCACAGGCGCCTACAGCGACCTCAGCGGCACGCCGGCAATTCCATCTGCTGCCGACGCAACGCCGCAGCCGCTTGGCGTTGCTGCGATTGGTGCTAGTGCTGACTACGCCCGCGAGGATCACGTTCACGTAATGCCAAGCGCGGCGGACGTTGGCGCTGATGCTGCAGGGGCAGCCGCAAGCGCAGTTAGCACACACGAAGCGGCTTCAGATCCGCATCCAGGCTATGCGCTTGAGACAAGCCTCGGCAATGCTGCGGCGCTGGACGTTGGCACGACGGCTGGCACGGTAGCCGCTGGCGATGATGCCCGGTTTGCCGTGCAGGACATCTACATCATCGCCTGCAGCGACGAGACGACAGCGCTGACAACCGGCTCCGCGAAGGTGACGTTCAGGATGCCAACTGCTGGTACGCTGACCGCAGTCAAGGCGACAGTCACCACGGCGCCAGTGGGCAGCGATCTGATCGTTGACATCAACGAAGCCGGAACGTCGGTCTTGAGTACCAAGCTGAGCATTGATGACGGAGAGAAAACGAGCGAGACAGCAGCAACCCCTCCGGTGATCAGCGATTCAGCCCTGGCGGACGACGCAGAGATCACGATCGACATTGACCAGGTGGGCAGCGGCACCGCAGGCGCTGGCTTGAAGCTCACCCTCTACGTCTCCCGGAGCTGAAGCCATGAATACTTTCGCACTTTGGGACACAATCGATCAGAAAATCCTCAGCTACCCGAGGGCTGATGATGAGCCCGTGGTGAACCTCGACCCGCGCTATCTGGTGCTGCGGATCATCAAGGAACCCCGGCCCGATGACGTTGAGGGCTTCACGGTGCGGCAGCGGCTGACTGTTGACCTTGAAGCGCTGGAATGGCGCCACGGCTGGGAGCTGATCGAGCTGCCGCCGCCTCCACCACCGCAGCCGGATTACGTGGGATTCTACTCTGCGCTGCTCGGCAGTGCGACATACAGCGCCGTGCTACAGATGCCCGCTACGGCTGAGCTTGCTCGCGCTTTGGCGGTGTTTGTTTCGGCCATCCAGGACGCTATGAACTACCGCGTCAACCCGCAGGCGATGCAAGGCGCGATCTGGCTGCTGCTAGGGCAGGTGGCGCTTACTGACGAGCATGTGGCTGAACTGACTGAGCTAATGGCAACGCATCACCTTGATCTCACCTATACCCTGGCACCGACATGAGCATCATCTACATCAACCCGCATCAGTTCGCGGCGGCAGCGCCAACAGATCCCGATTTCGCGAATGTCTCCCTGCTGCTGCATGGTGATGGCGCCAACGGCAGCACGACGATCATTGACAGCAGCCCGTCGCCTAAGACGGTGACGGCATTCGGCAATGCGCAGATCAGCACGGCGCAGAGCAAGTTTGGTGGGGCGAGTATTGCGTTTGATGGAACGGGGGATTACCTAAAGAGTCCCATATCCTCTGATTACGAGTTCGGAACCGGAGACTTTACTGTTGAAGCGTGGGTACGGTTTGTTTCTACTTCAACCGAGTCACGAATTGTGGGAATAGGTAGAGGGGCGCTTGGCGGAGGCAACCCTATTTATACTGGATGGTCCGTCCGTTACTACACCGGAAATCTAACTCTTTACCGATTCGATGGATCAGAAACAAGCGTGAATCGGGCTTGGGCGCCTGTTGTAAATACTTGGTATCACGTTGCCGTGAGTAGAAACGGCACATCCCTGCGATTGTTCGCGGACGGCAATCAACTTGGCGCTACGCATACGAGTACATTATCTTATAGCAGAGTGAACAACGAAGACCTTGAGGTTAGTCAAATTATCACAGGCGCTGGAACTTTTTACTTCAACGGATACATCGACGATCTCCGCATCACCAAAGGCGTCGCCCGCTACACCGCCAACTTCACCCCACCTACCGCACCGTTCCCTGACGCCTAATGACCAGCATCCGTGAGCAGATCCTCGCCGCCTTGACTACCACCCTGGGCAGTACCAGTGGGGTCACCTTCAAGAAGGTGCAATCATGACAGCAATTATTGGCTACTACTCGAATAACGAGAAGAACATCCATGAATGGGACACCCTGACATCTGATGGTGAGACGCCAGCATTGAAGGTCAACGCAACCTCGTTCACGTTTGTAGACAAGATTGTTGGGAGCAACATCACAGTGATTCATCAAGGGTCGCTAAACGGAACCGATTGGTTTGATCTTGAGTCTCACTCTCACAATGAGTCAGGCGTTGACTATCACGCCTATTCAGACCTGCCGTTGCTGTATGTGAGAGCAAAGGCAACTAGCATCGGTGCGGGAGAGAGTTTTACTGGTTCTGTGATGTGTAACTGATGGCTACCAAACGCGAACAGATCCTTGCTCAGATCGCGACGACGCTCGCCGACACTGCCGGCGTTGGTGGTCGGGTGTATCGATCGAGGGTGACGGCTGTGGCCAGGGCCGAAAGCCCGATGATCATCATCGAACCTGTCACCGATACGGCTCAGCAGTTCACGTCACTGCCGAAGCTTGACTGGACCATGCGTGTCAGAGTCGTCGTTGTGGTGCGCTCCGGCACGCCTGACACGGATGCTGATTCGATCATTGAATCAATGCACTCAAAGCTGATGGCAGACCTGACGCTCGGTGGCTATGCAATTGATGTGCAGCCGGTGCTAACAACATTTGAGTTTCTTGACGCGGATCAACCTGCAGGTGTATTCGCGAATGAATACGACATCAAGTATAGAACTGCAGTTGCAGACTTGACCACCGAGTAGGATTTAAGCAGAGGCAAGGACTACCATGAATGACGAGTACAGCGGTCAAGGTGGGTCGTATCTTCTCGATCCAGAAACCGGTAAACGCACTCTGATCAAGCGCACACTTCCCGCCGACACCCCAAAAACTGATGGCACTTCTTCTTCGGAAACGACTGATTCTGATCGAAACGGAATCAGTGTACGGAACGGATCCGACTCCCGATGGAGCGGACGCAGTTCTGGTGAGGGATCTGAACATCACTCCTCTGCAGAGTGATGTCGTCAGTCGCGACCTGATTCGCCCTTACCTTGGCGCATCTGAGCAGCTGCTCGCCAACACTCGCGTTGAATGCACCTTCAGCGTCGAGCTGGCTGGTTCTGGCACTGCTGGCACTGCTCCTCAGTACGGCAAGGCTCTTCAGGCTTGTGCTCTGAGCGAAACCGTCTCTGCTGGTGTGAGCGTCACCTACGCGCCCGTATCCGGCAGCTTTGGCTCTGTCACCATTCACTACAACATTGATGGTGTGCGCCATAAGGTGACCGGCTGCCGTGGCACTTTCGTGATCAACGCGAACGTGGGTGAGATCCCTACGATCGACTTCACCTTCACCGGCATTTACAACACTCCTGACGATTCGGCACTGCCGAGCGTGACCTACGCGAACCAGGCCACTCCGCTGGTGTTCAAGGAGGGCAACACTGATACATTTGCACTGCTGTCCTACTCTGGCTGCCTGCAGTCGGTGACCTTCGACATCGGCAACACGCTGGTGTATCGCGAGCTGATTGGTTGCACCAAAGAGGTGCTGCTGACCGATCGTTCCGCGAACGGCACGGTTGTGATGGAAGCTGTCACGATGGCGGAGAAGAACTACTTCACCGCTGCGCTCACCGATCAAGCGCTGGGCAACCTGACGTTCCAGCACGGCACCACTGCTGGCAACATCGTTGATTTCGCTTCCACCCGGATCGACATCGGTGATGTGTCCTACAGCGACCAGGATGGCATCGCGATGCTGAACATCCCTTACACCGCGATCCCGTCCACCGCTGGCAACGACGAGTTCAGCTTGGTTTACACCTGATCGAAGGCTGGCACCGAGAGTGGGGACCGCGTTGCGGTCCCTTTTTCATTGCTGTATAGTTTGCAGGAGTCTATTTTCACTCATGGCTTTTGTTCGCAAAAAGGTTAAGACGTTTAAGTGGCCTGTGACCATTGAAGAACCTGCCGATGGCGGTGTGTTTGAGGAGTCTACGTTTGATGCTGTTTTCAAGCGTGTGCCTCGATCTGAGTTCCAGAAGCTTGCTGATAAGGGCGACCTGGAGCTGCTCAAGGCTGTGCTGGTTGGATGGGAGGGCATCGACGAGGAGGATGGCAAGCCCGTACCGTTTTCCCAGGCGACGATGAAGGAATTCTCTGACGATCCGTATTGGATCCGTGGTGTGCTCAAGGCTTACACCGAAACCTTCGAGGGCGCCCGTCTGGGAAACTGAAAGGCGCCGTCGAGTATTGGTGTAAAGGCGGCAAAAAAATAGAGGACAACACTGCTGATGACGCTGCGGCATTCGGATTGAAGCCGCAGCGCAAGCAGGCCGCTCCGGCCGAGCAGCATTACGAAGTGTGGGAGGAAAACTGGGAATCGTTGATGATGTTCCTGCGAATGCAAACGCAGTGGAATGTCACGATGGGCGGCTACGTCGGCTTGAAGTACGAGGTGCTGCTCGGTGCGGGCGGCCTGATGTCGCTGTATGATATAGAGAACCCACGCGAGCTGCTTGAGGACATCCAGACAATGGAAGCAGCCGCGCTCGCAGAACTGAACAAGAAAGATGGCGCCTAAAACTGTTCAGCCTATTGCTATTGAGCTTGGCATTAAGGGCGGCGAAAAGCTCGCGGCGCTGAACAGGTCTTTTCGTGATTTATCCAAGCAAGTAAGGCTATCCGATGCGGATATAAATCAAGCTACAAAAGATATAATCGATTTTGCTACCAAAGCTGGCAACAGCGAGGCGACGATCAAGGGCCAGATTAAGGCTTTTGAGGGATTAAGAGAGCAAGCGGCGCTTGGGGGCAAGGCGTATATTCAACTAGGCAAAGATATTGAATCCCTAAAGGTAACTCTCAGGGGTTCAACCGATGAAATGGAGCAGCAGCGTGCTGCTTTTGTTAAAACTGGCAACGCTGCAAAATCAAGTGCATCTGATATTGCCGGAATTATCTCTCAACTTGAAAATCTCAGGAACAAAGCCAGACCCGGATCTTCCGCTTTTGCACAGCTTGGGAAAGATATTGCTGCATTGAAGTCTCAACTGCAGGAGGCAAATGTAGAGGTCAAGAAATTTAACGCAGGCTTCGAGATCAGTCAGCGCCCCGCAATGAGTCTTGAAAAGATTCAGAGGCAGGTTGGCCGGCTTGCTGAAGGTCTTAAAAGTCTTAACTTCATTAGTGATGAGTTTTTGAATGTTCAAGAACGCATTGCATTGCTTGGTCAAGTTCAAGGCAGAACTACTGCAAGGCAGCGGGTTCGCGCTCAAGCGCAAATGTATTCTAGTGCTGCATTTGCGACTTATGCCGAAGGTCCGGCTGGCAGTTTAAGCCTGCCAAACACAACAGCAGCATTGCAGCTTGAAGTCACTGAGCTTCAGCAGAGACTTGTCAATCTTGATAGATCTTCTTCCGATTACACCGCGACAGCCATGCGACTGGCTGATGCGCAGCGTAAATTAGCTCAGGATGTCATGGGACTTAGCAGCGCCTATGACAAGCTTGAGGCTGCAGAGGCTGGTGCTGCGCGTCGCGCTGGCAAAGTTGCTGGTATTCAGCAGTATTACGCAGGCGGCGCTGGTGCTCCAGGTGTGGCTGGATTCAGGGATCCCGCGACTGGAGCGATTATCGCAAGAGGCGCTGGCAACGTTGCTGATCGTCGTGCATTTTTGGCGGCGCAAAGACAAGCTGGCCTGTCTCAGTATTCGGCGCCTATTAGCCCTGAATTACCAGAAGCAATTCGAAAGGCCAATGAGGAAAGAAAGCAAGAGATAAGATCAAGAATTGAGAACCTTGAGAAAATAAACAAAGAAAATGAAGCGCTGAGAGAGCAGGCTGCAATCAATCGTTCTATTGCTCGTGGCAGAGCTAGATCAATAGCGCAGGTTGCTGCAGAGCCTCCGGTCAGAGAGATTAGCGGCCTCTACAGGCAGATTGGCGATATTGGAATGTCAAAAATTACTGCAAGTATTGAAATGATGAGTCAGTCCTACTCAACAGTTGCCACTGACATCAAAAAAGCGACTGCAGCGTCAAACGGAAGTATCGCCAGTCTCAATAGGCAGCGCTCCGCTTGGTCTCTTCTAAGGGATCAGCTTGATCCAGCCAGCAAGCAGTTCAAAGATGTTACCCAAGAGCTAGAAAAAGTTGATCGCACCTTGTCTAAGATTCAACGCCGCAAAGGGCTTTCCCCGATGCAGATGACCCAAGCTGCGGGTGCTGCTATTTCGGGTGGCATCTTCGGTGGCCCTGAAGGCTTCCTTGGTGGCGCGATTGGTGCTTTTGCTGGTGGAGTTGGTGGCGCATTTGCTGGCGCGGCCATCGGCGCTCAGGTTGGCGCCTTCAGGCAGCAGTTAGGTCAAGTAGCTGATTATGTTGCACAGCTTAATCTTGCAAAAACAACACTTGCTGGCGTCTCCGCCAATCAGGATGAGTACAATCGCTCTCTTGATTTTGCTAGGCAGCTTAGTCAAGATTATTCGGTTCGAATTGGAGATGTCATAAAAGGATATGCGTCTGTTAATGCTGCTGCCAAGGCAAATAATTTATCGCTAGAGGACACTGAAGCTCTGTATCGAGGCATTATTACTTCCGGCGTGGCTTTTGGTAAGTCACAAGAAGACATCCAAGCCTTAATCGTTGCGACAACGCAGGTGTTGTCAAAAGGAAAAGTTAGCGCAGAAGAGCTTCAGGGGCAAATTGGCGAAAGATTGCCAGGCGCTGTCGCGAGGTTTGCTCAAGAAACAAACAGAAGCCTTCCCCAGCTTGCCGAAGACTTCAAGAAAGGGGAAGTCACGATTGCAGATTTTGTGACTTTTGCGAGAGGGCAGGGAGAAGAGTTTGACGCGATTGCAAGAAAAATTGCCGAAGGGCCAGAGAAAGCTCAAATAAGGCTGCAAATTGCCCTTGACCTTGCTGGTGAAAACTTTGGGGGATTTTTCCAAAAGGTTGGCGCTGGGTTCCAGGACTATGCAAAAGGGCTTGTCGATTTTCTAAACAATAATGAAAAAACGATAAAAAGAGTTCTTGTTGTTGTCGGGATTGGCTTTGGCGCCCTTGGCAAACTAATATCTTCCTTTGCCAAGTGGTTTGTTGGCGTATTCAATGCCGCATTTACAAGAATTCTTGGAAGCCTTGATACCGTGCTTTCAAGGGTCGAAAACGCTATCAATCGAGCCAAAGCAGTTGAAAGCTTGACGCCAGAAGCTTTGGCCGCCGCGCAAAAGCAGGCAAGACTTGAGACAGAGAAGGAGTTTGGCGTCCTTGGGCTGCCGTTGATACTCGACCAGGAGGCTGCTTCCAAGTTTTACAATCGAAGGTTTAATGAGATTATTGATGCCGCAACAAAAGCGGCTGGTGCCACTAAATTTACTGACAGAGTTCGGGACACAATGTTCCCAGAGTTCACGCCTACTGAGTTTGGGGCTGGTGGCGATTTGCCTCAACTTGGTGGTGACCAAGCGTCTGGCGGTGATGCTGCCGGTAAAGGAGCAGAAAGGCAGGCAAAGGAAATAGCCGCCGCAGAGGCGAAAGCCGTTGAACTTGGCGAAAAGCTTAGAAGGATGCTTAGGGATGTAGCATTCGAATTCAAAGGCGTCGGCGCATCTGCTGAAGAGGCGATATATCTAAAAGCAAGCGAGGCAATCAATGCGGCTATTGACCAGGAAGCAGATCTTCTCAAGCAAATTGACGAGCTATCGAAGGTCACGGGAGAACCGTATGAAAGCCTGAGAAAAGATGCAACAGAGTATGCCGCTTCGCTGGTAACTGTTGCAGAAAAGCAGCGCAACTTAAAGCTAGAAGAGCTGTCAAACAAGCGCTTCTCCGAAATGCTGAAAGGCTACGGCTTCTCCGGCGGTGTCGATGTCAGCGGCAAGATGCTGGGCGCGATGACGCCGCAAGAATTCCCGACTGGCGTTGATAGCATTCTGCAGCCAAATAAACTGAAGCAGAACATAGAAGAGCTTCGGACCAGTCTTCAAGAGCTTGTTGATCCGATCAACCAAATCACAGGTGCTGCCACCGCAATCGGCGACGCATTCTCGCAGTCATTTGTCGATGCGATCAGTGGCTCGAAGACTGCCAAGGAAGCGTTGGCTGATTTCTTCCAGTCCGTTGGCAGCTATTTCTTGGACATGGCGAAGCAGATCATTGCGAAGATGATTCAGATTGCGATTTTGAATAGTGTTGCGAAGCTGCTGCCTGGTCTTGGGTCTAATGCTGGCAGTGGATTCAACCTGACTGGTTTCGGCAGCTTGCAGTCTGATGCTGGGTCTGGAATCTCGGGTTTCATGGCTGGTGCTGGCGGCATTCTCGGCCGCGCCTCCGGCGGCCCGGTCAACGCAAATCAGCCTTACATCGTCGGCGAACGCGGCCCTGAGCTGTTTGTTCCGTTCCAGCAGGGCAGCATCACATCGAATGAAGAGCTGGAAGCGCAGATGCGTGAAACCGGCTCAACGCAGGTGCCGTTCTCAACTTCCGATCGGATGCGTGAAACCCGTGAGGTCATGTTGCCGTTCACACGCAACGCTGAGCAAGCATCGATGGTTGCAGCCGAGCGCGAAACCGCGCAAGCCATCAGCAATCCTGGCCCGATCGATGTGCGCTACGAATCCCAGGTGATCAACGGCGTTGAGTACATCACTGCTGAGCAGCACCGCAAAGGCATGGCGCAGGCCGCTGAGCGTGGTCGAGCGTTGACATTGCAGGCGCTGCAGAATAGCGTCAAGACCAGGAGTCGCGTCGGGATATGAGCGCCTACGCATTCGTCAACTACATCCGCTTCAAGACGCAGGCTGATGCGTACACCGGCACGCCGTATCAAAACTTCAGTATCAACGAAAGCAGGACGTACAGCGGCGTCGCCTACAGCTTTGCGCCATTCGCCATCTCATCCGGCGGCGGTGCTCGCGGTGGCGAACGCTCCAGCGCATCACTGGTGGCTGGCACGGATGCAATCTCCGTGAACCTGTTCGCCGAAGCGGTGCAGAACCGCTACATGCTGGAGATCAAAACCGTCAGCCTTGATCCGCTTACCTTTGCTGATGAAGCACTCGTTGCATCTGAGATCTGGCGTGTTGCGTCCTATGACATGGACGCTAGCCGCGTAATACTCAAGCTGACCTCACCGCTTGATGCCGTCAAAGCGCAGGTGCCACGTCGCACGCTTAGCACCGCATTGGTTGGTGCATTGCCAACATCCGGCGCATTGGTGGTGAGCTGATGTGGCACCAGTGGATCGGACTACCGCATAAGTTCCGTGCTGATCCACGTAAAGGCATCGGCGCCGATTGCTTGATCATGG